TAACTTGAGCTTACAGTGTAACCTCCTCCAGCCGGATCCATTCCAGATGAAATTTCGTCAACAACTGTTTCAAAAGTACTGCTACCAATATCTAGTTGCAAATACAAATCCTGTAATCCAATTACATCATTTGATTTAGGGCATATTGACAATTCTATTATAGATTGTCCCTCCCTAATTTTAGCAGCTCGAATAACAATAGGATTTATTGTTATGACTCCACTTAAGTAATTGATTTTACCAACATTTCTCTTAACAATTTGAGGACTTAATGAATTTACATTGGGAAGTGTAAATAGGAAGAGAGATCCGGTTGCCCCAGAAGAATTAGGAATATCAGATATGTAAACTGGGTTAGGAACACCATCAACAACAAATTGACTGGACTTAACGTTAAATCCACCCATATTCTTAATATGAAAAGCATTACCAAATCCAATTGAATATTCAGTAATTTTATTCAATATCACTCGTAAATCCCTTCTCATTTGAACTGTAGTGATGTTGGATGTAACACCTTCTTGACTTTGGTCAACAATATTTAAAAACTTACTGTATTTAAATCTAGCACCATATCTATTTAACTCAGTTGATTCAGCATACTTAGTAGCAGAATTTTGAACTAAAGATGAAACTTCTGTTCCAGTTTGAGCAAGATTTGAATTATAGTAAATCTTAGAAAATACTTCAATATAAAGATATTTAAGATCTAAGATTTCGGGAACAATACCAGCAACAGAATATTTCTTCAATTTCATTTTAATGTTTTCTTTAATAATATTAGGAAGAAAATCACCTGTTCTTGGTTTAATACTAATAAAAACCTTTCCATATTGAGGTGGAACCAACTCTTCACCACCAAAAACCGAAATTGACTCTGTTTCTGGGTAAATTCTTGCAGGAATTAAAGATTCATAGTCTTGGGCGGATACTGCTCTATTTTGTGAAGCATATATTCTTGGAGCAAACTTTCTAATCGACTCCACAGATTCAATATTCTCACCACCAGTCGAAAATTCATTAGTGGTCATCAAAGAGATGCCAGATGTTACATTATAAAGCTCTCCATTTCTATCATAGGTAAGAGTTCCCGCAAAAGTCATCTGACCAACCCCATTACCAGTATCACCACTAGAAACGATGTAATCAGCAGTAATAAAATTACCTTCTTCTAATGCTTTTCCAAAAATACCGTCCCCAAAGAACAATTGATATCTTTCATCTTCAACTTCTTGCAAATAATAGGCTTTTGAGTTTTTATCAATGTCAAAAAGACTAGTTTGAGTGCTATATTTGGTTTTAGCAGTCGCCATTTCATTACTTTTGACATTTACTGCAATTAAATCAGTATCAATGCCAATATTTGGTAAAATAAACTTTTGATTTGGGTTTCTTGAGTTATATGTAAAGTTAGTATTTAAAAGAGTCCCCTCATAAACTAAAATATTGTCAAATTGAGCAACATTATTATAAACTGGAGACGTAATATCTTCTAAAATTGAAAAAACATAAGATTGATTACCAAAAGATCCCGCAGTAGTTGCTACAGTACCCTTTTTAAGGGTCAATGTTGATGGGGAAGGGATAATTTTTGTAGTGTCAACGAAAAAACTGATTGCAGAACGTGCTGATTTTCTAGAACGAGGTAAATATCCAATATTTCTTGCTAATGAAACTATATTTTCTCTTAAAGTTGCACTATCAATGAATACTTCATTAGTTACCATGTTGGCATTGTATGAAGTAAGGTAGGTATTATACGCCAATACGTCTAAAACAGTTGAAAGGTTAGACCCTTCAAAGTCATAATCAGTAAAATTTGCATTTGTTTGCAAATAATCTGTAAGAGTTGTTTTGATCTGGGCAAAATCCAGATTTGAAAAATTAACTAATGGCATTTTACCTATTTGATTCTAAAACGAATTCTAATTGTTGTGGTGGAACATCTGCTCCTATAATTTCATATACGATCATTATATCAAAAGTATTGTTGTCATAATCAGGAAATGCCTTTACTTCAATTAATTCAACTCTTGGTTCGTACTTTGATATTGAATGTGTAATTTCATCAACAATAATTGATGCCGTTACGTCATTTATATTCTCAAAAAGGCTTGCAGTAATTCTAGAACCAAAGTTTTCATCAAAAAACTTTTCCCCAGGAAGGGTAAATACGATATTTTTGACTGATCTAGCAATTGCGTTCGCATTTTTAAGCGCAATTAAATCTCTAGACAAAGGATTTGCCTGAAAAGTCATACTAATATCTTTAAAACCTTTACTAATCCTTTCTACAGGCATTGAATATGATGGATATTACAATTATATATTATTTATTAACGATTTTTAATCAAAATTCAGCGAGAGGAACGGATTCAGGGTCATAATCAAGTTTTAAATTGATATTTTCTGCAAATTCTTCATTTTCGGAGTCAAATAGTTCAGAATCGACCTTAAAATTATATTTTTTTGGAGTTATTTTGTCATTTGCAATTTCACGGAGCATTTTCTGTTCTAAATTTTCCATTTTTTTCCAAAATTATCGTCTCTAAGTCTATCTATATTAGCAATTGAAGCAATACTCATAAGGAGAATAAGAAAGGTGTTAGAAAGGCATCTAGGGGTCTTAGAAACACAATAAAAAAACGCCCTTGAAGGTATAAGAGCGTTTGAAAAGTTATTTTCCTTGTCCTCGATATTTTTTACGAGGGGGGTTACGGGATGTTGCTGCTTGTTTTGAATGTTTTCCTGTTCCCTGTCGAGTTTTTTTGGGTACGGGTTCTATATAACCATCAACTTTCCATGCAACTGCCTTTGCCATTTAATTTTTCTCCTTTGATTCAATTGATATTGTAGAGGTAAGACCTAAAGCTTTAAGTTTTTCTATTACCGACTCCTTCGAGGCACGAACCCGATAATTTACCTTGTCTCTACGAGAAATTTCGGTAAGATTTTCTGATATTTCATACCAGAGTTGCTCATCAGTCTTCATAGAAAAATCTGGATGTTTACTATTAAAAACTCCCATCATTATATGATACGAGATTTTTCATGCCCTACACGTATACGAGGATCACACCAGATATCATACCCTTCCTCTATGGCATCTAAACAGAATGATACGTCCTCTCCACACATGTCTTGTACTGCACCGGATTCGAAAACTTGCATCTTAGGAGCAAACCAAGGATATGGAAGTTTCTCAAAAACACCCTTCTTAATCATTACCCACCCGAAACCTGTGTAATCTACAGTGAATGGCTTCTTACGCTTGCTGATCGATTCCACAGTCTCATGGTTCATTACTCCACCATTCTTACGGAAATCATCTTCCTCTAACCAATGGGCGACAGATGTAGTCTTGCCATCCTCAGTAGCATACCATCCTGCTGTAATATCTCTCTCATCACCTTCTGCGGGAACTGCAAGATCACATAACTGCCAGAACTTGTTAGTATCAAAGACAATATCCGAGTCAATCCATAGTTGATAATCATATGATAATTTTCCGTCCCACGGTATCTGTTCAGGTCCTCTTAATACATTTGCTCCAAGACACTTACATCTTGCAAAATTAACCATAGATGAGTAATCTTGACTGATCTGTATACTCATCTGATTCTGTACCATATCAAAGCATAGTTGAACAAAATTCTTTAAGTATGTGTAAGATACTCCACGTCCAGGAAGACAAAATACAATTGCTTTTCCTTTCATTCTTGCTTTAATAGCATCGATATCCCAATCTTCCTTCTTGGATTTTGCCTTGGGAGCATTTGCTTTAACAGTAAATCCTTTTGCCATAATTTTTTAATACCTTCAATTCAATTATACACTGATATATGTATAAAGTCAATACGAATCTTCTTCCCATTCATGTTTGTAGATAACCTTACCTGGTCCCCCTACGCCACACTTTGCTCCTAGTTTAATATACGACAAATCTTTGGTAGAATACTCTGTTTTCAGAATACCTACCATTACTTGTAGTAATTCCCATTTTTCCTCAAAATCTTCCTCGTTTAAATTGCAATATAATACTCTGTCCTTTGCGTAAATATGATATGTTGTATCCTCTACCATTTATTTTTTACTGGGGGAAATTTTTCTATATAGGGCGTTTTTTCTATTCCAATATTTTCTGAGGGATCTAAAAATAAACACCCAAAAACTCCAAGAATCAAAAGGGTAATCAGTCCATTTCTTATCTGGGGGATTTTTTTTCAACTGTATATATCTCTCTCGAATTCGGTCCGTTGTAGGTTAGGGTCTCTATCGTTTTTAATAAGGGGGCATCGCGCCGGGCGCGGGGATAACATAAGGGCATAATAACTGTCAATACGCATTAATCAGGCATCGCTAATCCTTAAAATCAAACTGTTACATATACATCATAACATAAAAAAGGCAGAGTGTCAACCACCCTGCCCTAATCTGTCCTTTAGTTTGTGTTACTTATGCGTCCTCACTTTCAGAAACGAAACTGTCAATTACTTCCAGAAGTTCGTTGCCCGATTGTGACTCTTCAAGAGCGAAGATTAGAGCATCAAGATTAACAGAAACTCCCATGTGTTTTACCTTAAGTTAGTTGGTACAATACAGGGACAATTTAGACGACCCCCCTTATAGTTACTGAAGATACGCTAAGTAACACATAAGACCCTTACGGTTACTAACTACCAACTGACAGGATTACTCATGTCTTCGATAACACTCTCTACTGACTCATTGTCCTGCAAGTCTAACACTTTTCTCCAATCAATCTGCTGTGGATTAAAGTCATCGAGTGTCGTAATATCCAACGTTATTCTATACCTTTGCTGCGTACTGTTGTAGTAAGAAACTGTCATTGGATTGTGCCTACTAGAGTGTTACTAAGTTAGTCTAACATTACTGAGAGTTGTTGTCAAGCATTATGGTGTATATTTATAAGAGTTTGTGACAGAAATATAAGCGCACATTGGGGGGTTGTAAATGTTAACGGGGGTATTGACATTATACGGGCGTTCGTGATAGAATGCTCGCTAAGATAACAACACTATGAGACATTTAAGAGCACACACTATAAGACAATTAAAACACAGATTACAGAGAGGTTTCTAACAGTTATTCCACAAGGATTTCCACAGTTTAATGATACTTTTCAACATACTTGTGGAAAACGTATAAACAACTAACCCCTATTTATTAGACCATTTTTAATCCTTTTTATTATATGTTTGGTATAAATTGATACTAAAAAGAGGGTTATTACACCCCCCTTAAGTAACACAAACAGTCAATAGTTTTCCACAGCCCCATT